ACAGCCTCATCCCATCCGTCGACTTCCGGAAGGTGCAGCTCGAGCATTCCCGGTCTCCTAGTTCGCGGCCTTCATGAGGGCCACGAGCTCCGCCGGCGTGGGGAGCTTGGCGGGATCCGTCTTCCGCCCGTAGAGGACGTCGAGCGCCGCCTCCATCTTCTTGGCCGGCACCTTCCGACTGTCCAGCTCGAGACGCGCCGAGGGGCGCAGTCCCGGCACGGGCACGGGAACCGACTCGAACTCCCACGAGAACGACTTGTACTCGGGGGACTCGTTGATGGTGCTGTTGTCCTGAGAGGAGGGGGACGCAGTGTTTCCGTAGGTGAGGTGGATCTTGAAGCCGATCTCGGTCCCGTTGGAATCGAGGACCAGCGTGCGCCAAGAGAACCCGAAGGGCTGACGCTGCTGCCCCGTGGCGTACAGTCCCTCCACCGCGGCGTCGATGAGCTTGGTGCCGTCGCACTCCCGGAAGGACTCCGGGAAGCGGAACGCCTCGATAGTGCCCTTCGCCGTCTCGGCGCCTCGAGGGGTGCCGTAGAGGATGTTGTCGGCGTACATCTTCTGGGCCTCGGCGCCCTCGGGCGACATGTTCACCGCGGTGAGGCCGTCCCAGACCTCGGCCTTGTTGTACGCGCCGGTCTGATCCAGTCGGTAGATGACGCCGTGATCGGCGCCGTTCTCTCCGGTCCGATTCTCGATCTTGTCCCATTCCAGGGCTGCCATGATTCTCCTTATTGGAAGAGGTCGATTATGTCATGATGGAGCCCCTCGGAAACGAAGTGCGAGACGTAATCGCTTCCACGGAGATCCAGAATACGTTCGATCGCCGGATGGTCCGGCAGTCTGGATATTACGGTCGCCCGGTACTGGGGGATTCGCGCGTATCCGAGATTATCGGCGTACGCCTGCCAGTACTGGGTCTTCTCGTACACGATCGCCGGGTACGAGATCTTCAGATTCACGGGCGGATGGTAATACACGTTGTTCGATCCGAGAATCTGAACGAGAACCTTGTGAAGGTCATCCCTCGTCATTGTACCGCGCTCCGAGAGTCAAGTAAAGACGGGGACGCCGAATATCCGTGTACACGACGAGCCACTTCTCCCCGCCGAACTCGGCCCACCGAATATCGAACGGGTGCGAGAACGCGTACTCGTCTCCGACGATCGAGAGAATCTGACCGGACTGCACCTTTCCGTTCGGGTCCGAGCCCATGCTGTACCGATGGGCGTTGGTCGTGACGTTCCCCCGGTATCTTCGGATGACGGGAGTCTCGACGAAGATACCGGGGGACGTCTCTTCGACAGAGGAGAACGCGATTCTGCCGAAGTATTTCACGATCGCTCAGTTCATCTCGGGGAGCTGAGGATCGGTCGACTTCTTCGGGTCCTTCTTGGCGCCGGCGACGGGAGCGAGGGCACCGGTGACGATCACCGCGGTGCCCGGGTCCCGAAGCGCACCGGAGCACCTCGTCTCCTGAAGGGCCTTTCGCTGGTTGTGGTCGATGTCGAACCCCTCCATGGAGGTGAGCTGACCGCCGTTGTCGGTGCCGACGTTGTAGTCGCTCGGGAGGAAGAAGACGCCGAACACGTCCCGAAGACCGCCCTCGAGCTGGATCTTGGCGCCCTTGAGCAGGGGGACGTTGACGAACCCGGAGCAGCCGATGGCGCTGGCGAGCTCGTCCCGCGTCCTGTAGATCCGACGGCCCTGCTTGTCACGCAGCCAGGTGAGACGGTCGATAGTGCGCTTGGGCGCCCAGAACAGAGGCTCGCTCTTGCCCCGGTACTCGTCCAACATGTACGTCATCTCCTCGACGAGGAGATCGAGGTTGGTCTTGACGTCGAGGGCGTCGGAGCTCAGCGCGTACTTCGGCGCGTAGAGGTCGTCCTCGGCGAGAATCGGGCGAATGCAGTCCGGGTTGATCTTGTCGGCGGAGTCGGCGTCGCGGCCATCGCCGATGAGGAACGCTCGGGCGAGCTCCTCATTCATGTCGATGGTGAGCTGACGCTTCATCCACTCCCAGATGTCGATGGTCGTGATGTCGAGCTGATCGTCACGATCCAGCTTGGTCTTGACGACGACCGTCGTCGGCGAGGTCTGCCTCTTGAGACTCTTGTAGACGGTGTCGTACTTGAGAGAGCCGGTGATGTAGCCGCGGGCTCGGATCTCGTCGCCGGTGAGGACCGCGTAACGGGACCGGAAGCGGGAGAAGGGGAGATGGGTGACCCCGGAGACCAGGCGGTTGGCCCAGGTCTGGTCCCTTCGGAGCTCGGTGATGCCGCCGGTGTCCTTGGGCTCGGGGAAGAGCATCTCGGGATTAGAGATCCCGTAGCTCTCCGCGTGAACAAGGAGCGACTGCTTGAACGTCATCCCCTTCTTCATATCGGCGCCGATGGCCGCGACAGCCCCGGCGATGTCGACGTCATCCTGCTTGAGGTCGGAATCAGACCCCCGCTCGAAGACGTTATGGGTGGTGGGGCTCACGTCGGAGTCCTTCCTCTCGGTTTCGGTGTTGCTGTCCTCGCCGGCGGTTCGGACGGTTTCGAGGACGATCGCCGCGACGGCTCGCTTCTGCTCCTCGGTCATATCGTCGTAGATCTCCCCGACGGTCTTCTCCTTGGAGTCGTTCTCAGCCTTGTCGTCGGACTTCTCATCCGAGTCATCGTGCTGGAGGACGAGCGGCTCGCCGCTCTCGATGACGATCTCGCCCTCATCGGTGTAATAGGTGCCGTCCTCGCCGGAGTGCTCGAGCGCGACATCGTAGATGCGGGCCTCGGGGTTGGCCGGACGGAGAACGAGCGAGACTTCGACGAGATCCGCGTGGCTGACCACGTTGCCCCGGCGCTGAACGTTCTTGGCGTAGATGGACATGGCGCCCAGAGTGCCGGACCTCACCTGCTTACGGGCATTGTCCCCCTGCGGGGTATCATCGAAGAACACCTTGGCGCGGACTCCACCGCTCTCGTGCTTGAGAATGGCGTGCCCGAGCAGCTCGGACGACTCGGTGTGATTGTGCTGATAGACAACGGGAATCTTGTTCCCGTCCTCATGGGCGAATGCCCCGTTCCCAATGGTGACTCCGTCGGAGCACCGGACCCCGTATCGGGTGGCCCACCCCTCGCAGTCGGGAGTTCGGGAATTACCTCCCATTATGAGACCTCCTCGGTCGTCGGTTTCGGGACGTCCGGAGGGGACGTCGAGTTGATGTTCGCGTTGACTAGCTTGTCCGCACGCGGGTCACTGGCCCGCATGAAGCCGAGCTTCGCACGGGCCTCGTTCGACGTCATCACCTCTGCCGAGGTGAGCGCCTGCACGAGATCGCCCATGGAGGACATCGGACCGAGTTCGAACGGGTCTCGGAACCACGCGATCCGCTGTCCGCGACCTCGAGCGTTCTCCCCGAGGAACGCGTAGGACATCGTGGTCGCGATCTCACGGAGGATCGGATTGAGGGTCCGGGTCTGGTAGACGAGCATCTGCTGTTCGGTCGCGGTTCCCTCGAAGATCTCCTTGGAGATGCCGAGGGCCGAGTACACCTGGGTGGTCAGCCACTCGACCTGGGCCATCAGATTGTTCTCCGAGGCCCGGTTGAGCTGCGTCACCTTCTCGGTGTCGTCGATCCAGCCCACTCCGTACTTGCTGTTCTCCATCTGTCTCTCCAGAGACTTGCGCCGGCGTTCGGCGCGCTGCATCTGGCGTTCGCTGGAGACGCTGTAGGGGAGCTGGATGATCAGATCGAGCTTCCCCGAACCGGACTGCTCGTCGATGGCGTCGAGAAGAACCAGTTTGCGAAGAAGACGACGAAGATCGGAGGTCGCTTCGTTCATCACCATGAACATCGGGTTGTTCACGATGGCGACGAGCTCCTTCTCGATGTTGATCTCCTCGCGCTGGCCCGTTCGGTCGTTGTAAAGCGAGATCCGAACACTTCTCGGATTCCACTGAGTCACCGTGCCCACTCGCAGGGAGAGGACGTCGAACTCCTCGGTGTAGAAGGGGTTCGCGGTGGTGTCCGTGGCGACGATCGCGGCATGCCCGTTCTCGAATAACGTCCAGACGACGTCCCGAAGGAACGCGGACCAAGTCTGATCGACATTGGCCATGAACCGGAAGCACTTGTCGAGAGACGACGGAATATCCTTGGAGTACTCGCCCGAGTCGGTCTGCTCGATGTGCCGGAACGTCGTCGAGGCGACGTCGATCGCGATCTGGTTGTACAGTTTCGTGGTGAACTGGTTCGCCGTAGTTCGGAAGGGACTGAAGAGCATCGAGCCGTATCGGCTGCCCGAAGTCCCCTCGTCGACCTCTCGACGTCTCTTCGAGGAGAAGAAGTCGAAGACGCTCTCGAACTTCCTTAGCGTTGATCTGAGGCTCAACCGCCCTCCTTTCTAATCGAAGCGGTTGCGGTGGACCTTGTACGCGATGTATGCGTCCATGAGAGCGGCGACCGCGTCGATCTTCTGCTCCCGCTTGGCCTTGTAGAGCTTGCGGTTGCCGTTGGTGTCTGTGAGGGCGATCGCGTTCCCCATCGCCCATTGCATGAGCGACTGGTCGAATACGAGAAGCCGTTCCGACGCCAGGATCTTGATCTCCCCGAGCGGAACCGACTCCGTCTTCGCCCCCTGAATCACCTTCTCGATGCCGTGGGCCCCGTGGCGCTGCTCCCAGCGCTGAACGAAGTCCTTGGCGTTGTATGGGTCGTACCCCATGGCGTACACGTCGTACTCGGACCGCTCGATATAGCGATCAAGATCCTCGTAGACCTCGATCATATCGAGAACGGTGCGCTCCATGACCTGAAGCGACCCCTCGTTGATGAACTCGTCGTACTTCGCGCGCGCAGCGGCGGGTAGGGCGTTCAACGTGTGCGACGTGATGTAGCATCTCGTCTTCACTCCGAAATCACCGCCTTGCAGCGGGAACAGGAACGTGAAGGCGCAGAAGTCGTCCCCCTGCGAGAGGTCGGCGCCCATCGCGCACGACATGCGCCAGAACTCGACCTTCTTCTTACGGGCGAGCGTCTCCTCGTAGGTGAAGTAGTACGTGTACCCCTCCATCGGGATGCCGAACATCTTCGCCAGAATATCATTCCTTAGCGAGGGATTGGCCTCAGCTCTCGATACGGCCCGCTGGTACGCCTCGTAGGAGATGGTCTTCCCGATATTCGGATTGGCCTTCAGCCACTTGTCCGGGTCGCCCACCTCCTCGACGGCGTCGAGGCGGTAGTGCCAGATCGAGGTGTGGGGATCGCACACCTCCCCCTTCAGGATCTTCAGGAGCTCCATCTTCTTCGTGTCGCCGACGCCGTTGCGCACGGTCCCCTCGGAGGATGTCGCGATGATCATCCATCCGGGCACCTTCGACGCGCCCTGCTCCAGGGCTTCGACGACGTCCTCGCGGACATCCCCCGAGAGCCACTCGTCAACGGTGTTGACCTTGGAGCGGAGACCCTGTAGACGGTCGACCGCCATGGGGCGGACCTCGATCAGGGAATCGGTGATGAAGTTCTGAATCCCCTTCTTCGTGGGGTGGAGCATGGGGCGGTTGGCCCGGTTTCCCGTGGTGTTCTGCAACGAGCCCTCGGTGAGGAACGCGAACAGAGGGCCTCGGGCCCTGGCGATCGCCGTCTTGATGGGGCCCATGATCTCCTCGGCCTGAATCATCGTCGGGGCCACGACTACCTGACGGGTCGTGGTGGTGTCGATGTTCAGCATGTACGACTGAATCAGGGAGGAGTACATGGACTTGGCCGCGCCCCGCCCGACGATGAGATACTGCTTGTCGACGAGCCTCTTCTTGACACGACGCTGCTCGAAGTGCCCCTGCGGGCCGTCGCCGTCCTTGACGTAGACCGAGCGCGTGGTGTAGTAGTACCAGCCGAAGACCTGCTCGCCCCACAGCTTGAACGAGTCGAGTAGGACGAGCGGGTCTCCGTCGGTGAGTGTGAGCTCGGCCCCGCCGTACTTGATCCAGCCCTCGACGGCCTCGTCG